CAGTGGTGGTGTTCACTATACTAACAGATTCTATGGAAGATTTATTGGTGCGGTACATATAATTAACGTCTACCTCAAATTCACCTCTTGTATTAGCGGATAAGTTTATAGATTTGGTTGTTTTGTTATTAGAGTAACCCCACGTGGACGAACCGTCCATATCAATATTCAGTTGCACATTAGAACTTGTTGTACCTGTTTTTAACTCGGAATTGTCTTCAGGGTTAAGCGTATATGCGATACGATGGTTATAGGTCTCTTTCCTAGACATATAGTTGTAAGTATGAGCAGACGTATATTCAATTAACAGTCTTGTAGGAATACGGATAATTTCTTTCGTTAGTGGGGGTATAAACTCCTGTACTTGGAATACTAACCAATCTGTTCCAACAAGTTTTCCTACTTTACTAATAGGATATGATTTGCCATCTTTCGTTAATGTTACTGGCATAGTTAAACCAGCAACTTCTTCAATAACAACTTGGCTTTCTAATTGATTTTGTGGATTGACAATAATTGTGACATTGTCCACATCAATTTCTTGACATACTTTCATAATAATTCCTTATCTTGCTACGTTAAAAAATCCCACAAGGTCAGTTAAGTATCTAGTGTTTAATACAGAACTACTGATTGTCACTTCACGAGATCCAGCGTCAATCCAGATACTACGTCCGTCCCATAGTTGTGCCTCTATTAACTTAGTTGGTGTAGGGCATTCTGCTGGTAGGAACCCGATAACCCGTGAACCAGTTGAACCAGATGTCACTTTGATATCTAAATGAATAATGCCAAATCCATTATTAAGAATTGTAGCTACCCGTCTTTCAGGGACATCTGCATTACCCCAAGTAGCAACACCTGTATTTAATCTAGCTTGATATGATTGTTTACCTGTAATGGTTCTAACCTTACCATTAACTAACTCAAAATCACTTGAGTGTAAGTTAATATCTTGTGCAACTTTCATATTGCTCCTTAGTAAATTAGGGGAGTTACTCCCCTAACTAGATTAAGCTTCAGGTAATAAGAAACCTTTTGTATTGCCAGCGAAGTCCTGGACTTCTTCGCCTTTGAGCAAGTCAAGCAAGAAGGTTTTTAATTCTGCTTTTTGGTTTTCATTAGCTGATTTAATTGCTGCAACAACTACTGCCGCATTAAAATCTACCTCTGTTGTCGAATTGTCAGATAAGGTGGCTTTTAATTTACCTGTGGAGGTAAATTCTAAGCTACTAAGTTTTACGTCAACGGGAATTTGCGGTAAGGTTACTTGACCTTTTAAACCGTTGTCCGACAACTCAAACTGTACGTTGCCTGTGTTGTCTGTTTTGACTTTTAATTTGTGATCAGAGCCAACTTCAAGACCGTGACCTAGTTCTGTTTTGTGTAAAATTGAAATCATTGTGAGTTTCCTTCTTTGGTTGAGTTAATAGGAAACGCTTTAAAACTCGGTTTGCCAGCAAAATTAGTGACTTCTACCGTGTTGTTAAGCGTATCGGTGATGTCGTTAATCTCTTCTGTTTTGTCAATTTCAGACCCTTTTAAGAGACTAACGGTTTCTTTTTGCAATTCTGCTCTGTCTTTTTCACTGGCAGATTGTATTGCTTTGATGATTTGAGCGGCTGAAACCTCGTCAGGTTTTTCACAATCTACTTGATCTAACCGCTCTTGATAAATTGGGGTGATTGCCATTTAACACCTCGCTAATTGTTGTGGTGCAGTCGCAGAATTATTGACGGCATAACCAACAATATTTCCACCGCACTCTTCAATCGGTAACGTATGACCATCGCCTTCCGTTGGGTAGGCATAGCCCCATAGTTTCCCTTCACAATCTCGAATTTCGACCGTTGCATCAGGATCTCGGGTTTCATTCGGTGCGAACAAATACCCCATAAATTGCGAACCGCAACAATCGCCATCATCTAAGGCAATCGGCAACGGCACACTGGCGTAATAACCACAGCGTTTTTCAGTTCTCGTCCAACGCACATTGCCACAGTTAGAGATTTCTTCCTGCTCAATAAAATGCTGATTGCAACGTTCTGAACCTGTGATTTCCCAGGTTTTATCTAAGCAGAACCCACAAGGCTCAATGCCTAGCTCTTTATCGCTAAACTCCGTACCGTTAATCGGCTCTACCGTTACTGTTAAATCAGGGCTGTTCTTGCTATTAACGACAGGAATGTAGTTACCACTGTATCGAATAACGAGCGTATGTCGATTAGGCGATAACATCGGCTCACATTCGCCTAGTTGGTAAGGAACTGCACTGGAAATTTCAGCAGGTGTCGGCTGAATTAAACAACAACCCTCGCTTTTGAAATTCGCTTGTGAACTGCAATAATTCACGCGTTTAAAAGTAACGGTATCTTCTTCGGTTAAGCCGTAAGCGGTCACTAAAACGGCTTTATTCCCGACCAGAAACCCTCTAATATCAGTGGTTGTTGGCGATACAATCGTTACTACATTGGGGTTACAACTCATTGTCCACCTCCGTATTTCCACTCAATTAAGTGCGGTACGATGTCCAACAGCTTTGAATAATCAATGCCCTTGCGTGGTGTAAATAACATAGGTGGTTGCCACCATAACACTTTTAGATTACCTGAATAGCCTCCTTCCGTAAAAGTCAGCTCTTTGGTGGACCGATCGAATTTCACATCACAAGTGCCAGACTGAACACGAATGACTTTCCCCCAGCCGTAGCGGTCGTGCCACACTCGATCGTTTTGTTTTACTTCGTCTAAATCAATTTTCATTTATTAACTTAAACTCCTTTTATCGACTAAGCCGTCTGTTTGGCTTGTCATTGGATTAGGATTAACCTGCATATTGTTGCTAGGCAAATATTTATCAGTATCAATCCCTTGTGCTTTGAAATACTCCGTCACAATGTCGGCATACATTTGCTGTGGTATTCCGCCTTGTTGCACTAATTGGCTTGCTTGTGGAACTAATCCGGCAAGCTGTTTTGCTTTGTCTAATTCGGCTTTTAGACCAAGTAAACCTGTTGCAACTACTTTAGCGTCCGCTTTCACACTGTCGTCATTGCCTAATAAATTCCGACAATACATCAGCGTAATAGCTGGACGAATAACGTATTCATCAATGTTGAACGCACAATCTTCTAAGCCTAAGACAGCATTGTCCGTCATTAAGGCTAATCCTCCGAGTGTCTGCCCTGCCCCTTGTAATCCAGCGTTGCCGTTTAAGAAAGCAGGTAAACCACATTCATCATCGGCAAGACGAATTTGGTTCGTCAAAAATTGGAATAGCATTGGGAAGGTCGGATTGACACTATGTTGAGTAATGCCCCTTGCATTAGGATTATCCGCAGATGGATTGGAAAAAATGCGGTCAAAGGGTTTCATTGAAATATGCTGTGGGTCGGCAAACTGCATTGCATTGACCTCAAGCATAGGTCCTGCTGCAAAGTCCGCATTTAGCAACATTGAATACTGATTTCGGTTAATGGAAAGCTGTCGGTCATACACCATCATTCCCACACTTACCCCATAAGGTTCACCGGCAATGCGTTTATAGCTGGCACTAAAATAAGTGCGTTCGCCTTTAGGGTGAGCCACTAATTGACAGCGGATAACACGGTTGTCGCACACTTCAATATCAGCATTGAAGTAGTTGAACTTTTCGCTTTCTTTAATTTTTACACCATAATCAATTAAATCTGCACCGCTTACTAACATTTGGCAACGTAAAATATGAATATCTTCATCTTGTAACGCAGAGCCAAATAATTCTGTCTCAAAGGTTGTGCCTAGCCAGTTATTATCGCCATCTTCTAAAATCTCTTTGATTGCGTCATCAAAGTATCCCAGTTCTTCCTTACCGATAAACCCAGCTAATTGTGCAATAGAACGTTTGGCTAGTTCGATAAAGAATGTGCCGTTTTGTGCATTAGTGGCATCGGGTGCAAAAAACGCATTAACAGGATCGACACGCCTAAAGGTTGGGCGGACGATTTCTTCTTTCACAAACTTGTTCTTCTTCCAAACGTAATCCACCACCGTTTCATTTTCATAGCTCAATACCATCACAGGCATTAACGCTATGTCGAATAGAACTTCACTCATTGCATTGGTAAAGCCACCGTCCAGCAACTGGTCTTTAATCAGCTGAACCATACGCTGAGTTGCCTCAGTCGCAATCGCAAATTCTTCTTGCCTTAATTCTTCTTTGGCTTGTTTCGCTTGCTCTTTCACAAATTTCGCTACTTGTGTAAGCAAAAAGCCATCATCACCCACCAACGCCTCAGGCGGTAGCTCATTCTCAATTATCTGATTTAAGAGTTTGGCTAACACACGCTGAAAGCCTTGTTGCTGTTTAGTTTCAGGTAGTTCAACAATCGGTGTGGGATTGATATTAAAAGGCGGTGAATTGATGTTGATGTATTTGGACCGCATATAACTAGCGGTCATATTTGTTTTGATTTTTGTTAATCCGAAATAGGAAGACATATTCGGACGTTCTTCCAATTCTTCTTGTTCGTGGATCTTATGGTAGGCATTGTGTAACCGCCTTAGCCATTCTTCCACGCTTTTACCTAGCACTTGATGAGAAGCACGATAAGCCATTGCCTTACGAAAGTTTTCAATCACCCGATCGGCTAAATTATCTAATACCTTTTCTTTCTCATCTTCTTCGCTTGGTAAGTCAATTTGTTTGTCAGACGTTACCATTTAACATACTTCCCCCATAGGTTGCGGCACGCTGTAAGCCCTCATATTCTTCGGGTTGTTCGCCTTTTGGCATAATGTGTAAAGTATAAAAGGTCATTGCTAAGGCATCGGCTAAGTCAGGCGAACGTTCGAAATCTTTCTTACTTTGTAATTTCAAACGATCGCTACTGTCGTACTCATAGCCCAACATTAACAAATCACTCTGCAATAGATCGCTGTCTGGAATATCCGCACCACGCATAAGCCACTCATTCATTCGCTCATACATTTCCGCACGTTTATTTGCGTAAGTGTCCGCTTTATCTGCTCTTGCACTGGCGACCGCCTCAAATACCCTGTCGCCATAACCAAGCTGAACCAGTCTGTCATACACTCCAGCACCTAAGCCCACGGTATCGACAAACAACGCATCCACCTTAAATTCTTCAATCATTGCAGCACAACGTGTAGCAATTGTCATTGTGTCAGGGTATTTCCAACGCACCATCTTCAAGACCTTACGCCCTTGTCGTATTACAAAACCTGTACTGTCTCGACCTTTACGAGCAGGATCGACCGCAGCAACAATTGCCCCTACACCGTCATACTCAGCCTTACGAGCAGTAACTACTGCATCCGCAGAAATAAACGAATTATCACTAGATTGAAACGCCTCTTCTGCTGTAATCGGATATTGCTCACGGAACAACGCCAATTTACGCTCAGGCGGACCTTCAAACTGTCGCATTTTTGCTTGTCGCCAAGCCAACTGCTCATCATCAATACCATATAAGGCTTGATACTCTCGCTCCTCTTGGCTAAATTCGATACCATCAGCCGATTGACGATACTCTTGCATTGCCGTCCAAGGATAAAACACAGGTGTAAACTCATTTTCCCCACGCATTGCCCCTTGCCACGTTTGATGAAAATACTCACCCAAACCGTTAGCGGTACTCTCAAGGAAAATCATTGAGCCAGCACCTGTTGGCACCGTCTGCATCACACCGGCTGTCATATCTGCTTGGTTGTTACTACGAGAAACCTCAGACCAATGTAAACATTGAATGGTTGAACCGTGTCCTACGTTCTTACTACCTGCCGTTGCCGTTTTAAATGCACTGTCTATGGAATTAAACGCCAATTCATTCGCACTGTCCCTATGAGCTTGTGGCTTAAAACCTTGTGGCGTATGCTCGTGATAACGCCTTGTCATCTCAAACAGCTCTTTGGTTGCACTGTCTTTATGTGTCAATACCAAGGACTTCACGCCCCTGTGATAAATCGTCCACCAATACAACAACGCCTCAATGAACGTTGATAACCCCATTTGACGAGCTTTCAACACAATGAACCGCACACGACCTTTCATTTGCATTTGGTCGTAGAATTTATCTAGTAAATCCAATTGAACAGAGTTCAGTTTAAAAGGCACTACGCCATCGTTCTTAGTACGGATTTTCAAGCAGTGATAAGCGAACAGTTTGAAGTCGATCTTATATTCCGCTAATAAGCGTTTTTCGAGTTCCTTGTCGCTCTTCATTTTCTATTTCCTCAAGAATTTTCGCAAAATCAGAACTAGAACCCACCGCTTGATTATCTGTACTTGCTCCCAGTGCTAAACGAGCCATTGCTTGCGTATCTTTCATTGCACCTGTTAATGCCTTTAATGCCATAGGGCTGTCAATCTGATGTAAGAACTCTTTCGCTTTCTTGCGAAACTCATCAGCCAAATCAACACAATCATCATCAAATTTAGCTAATCTTGCCGCACGATTATTTACGGAATATTCAATGCTTTTTTGTTCCGCATCCGATCCAATACTGATC